GATGAATACCGGAATTGGATTTACGAGTATGAGATAGACGTGTATTACGACTTAATAGTTGGAAAGTTAGACGAATACTATATTTTGGTAAAAGCAATTGAAGACGAAAAGGCAAAGATACAGTTGGAAAATGATGTATGTGCGGGAGTTGCTCTCGCTTTGATGAGGTCATAGATTAAATGAGTTTATGAATGTGTTTGTGTGGAATATAGAGAGATGAAATTGTACTATGTTGTGTGTTATATGTGTATATTATATTTTTTTATATTTTGTGAAACAACTTTATATTTTTATATTTTTTGTGAAACAAAGATACTTTTATAATACTAAATTGTTCATATTGTATATTTTATATTTCCATAAGATTCATTAATATAACTACTTTGATACGTGGGTTCATTTGTTACATAATGGGATAAATCTTGCATCAAATATCCAGTAATAAATATAAGTATATTATATACAAATTTTAATTTAATATATCTAGAAATTATAACAATATTAGAAATGGTATATGATGTTAATGCTAAAACATTTAATGGAATATCAAAATAAGCTAATGAAACACAATAAAATAAACTTAGTAGTCTTATTATAATTGTGTTACCAGTAATTTTATTTGTTATTGATACCAGTTCTAATAATCATAATGGTGTTGTTATAAGATGTATAAAAATATTTATATAATTTTGATGATAATTGTTAAACTTATTTGATAATATATTATAATTTTTTACATTATTAATATGTGTAGTATTAATCATCATTTAATTATATAAAAATATAATTGTTTATATATTAAATAATGTATACAAATTTACATTATATGTTTGGTGGTAACAATAATTATACTGATTATTATTTTGGTAATAATTTTGTTTTACAAAAGGAGAAAGAGTTACTTATTAAAGAGTTACAAATAGAAAAAACTAAACTTGAAGATTTACAAAATAATTTCAAGATTATGCAAGATTATACAATAAATATCGAAGATAAAAATGAATTATTAAAAACAGAAATAGACGAACTACAATTTAAATATAATATTCTTAAAGATAATAATGAAATTATTGAAGATTTTGAAAAGATATAAGAAATATTTACATAATATTATTAAATGTACAAAGAACTAAATTGCTATTATAACTATCGCACGTCATCTCTTCTCTATATTCTAGATAATACTAAACATCTTGAAGTAGAAAAATGTAGAAAAGAAGATGTTCTAAAATTTGGTAGAACACATTATTGTCTTGATGATGAAAAAGGAATCGTTGATAAATGGTGTATCAATGAAGATGATATCTCATGTGATTAAGAATACTTAAAAATATAACATAATATATTCATAATAATGGATAGAGCTATTGAGTTAGCAAATATAAGTACAGGTGGTCCATTTGGTGCTGTTATAATGAACAATGAAGGTATAGTAATTGGTGAAGGACATAATGAAGTTGTTGTGAATAATGATCCGACAGCACACGCAGAAATGGTTGCAATAAGAAGCGCATGTGCTACTATCAAAAATTTCAATTTAGAAGGTTGTACTATTTATACAAGTTGTGAACCATGTCCTATGTGTTTAGCAGCTTGTTATTGGGCAAGAATTGATAAGATATATTATAGTAATACACGAGTTGATGCAGCGAATATTGGATTCAGTGATGATGATATTTATAAAGAGTTGGGAAAGTCAAATGATTCTAGGTCTCTACCTATAATAAAAGTAGATAATACCGAAGCAATTAAGACATTTCAAAGATGGTCTGGTGATAAAAATAAAGTTGAATATTAAAAAAATGATAGCATGTGGAGTGTGGATAGATATCATACTATCAATTATGACTGATAAAGAGAATGAAACCAACTGGATTATTCGCATTCAGGATGGTAAACATTTCTTTCAACAAGGACATAATGGTATATGGGCTATTAGAAATATTCAAAGATACATAAACATTTTAAAAAAAATCAAAAAAGGGGACAATATTTGGTTTATGCAAAACAAAAAATCAACGGGTATATCTGGTAAATTAACAGCATACGGAAAGTATGATACTCATTTTATTAGAGAACCCAATACTATTGAAAATGAAAACAAAGAAAGATGTTGGGATAAACACTTACCTATATTTGGAGGTACATGGGGTATTGAAATTAGATTCACTGAGTTTCAAGATTTGAGAAAATCCGATAGCTTTGTAACAGGTATAACATCTACTTCTCCTGACGCTATAATGCCAAGGTGTATTTATGAAAATCAATGTGATTTTCATAAATTCAAAACCACATTGAACAAATATGTACATACATAAACAAAAATTGATTTTGCATATTATTTATTTTTAAACATTATAATATGGCGATGACTTGCTATATTGAACATTTTGATTCTTTGCCTGATGATATTAAGGATATGATATATAGTAAGATCATATATTCTCAATCAAAAGAATTATTGCTGGAAATAAGGGATCGTAAATTATATGAGTTTATACTTGAAAAAATAGGGTATCCTTATATGAAGCCTACCTTGGAAAACGTTACTCAACTTTTAACAAATATGCCACCTATATATTCAATTGCTATAATGGATATCATTGGGCAGATTCGTACTAAAATTATTGAGATTGATTAAATATAAAAAATATAAACACACACATATACACCTACACACACATATACACCTACACATATATATATATATATATATATATCTACTTTATGTTTTTTTTACTCATATGTCTCAATGGTCTTCTTAGCCTTATGGACACACTTCTTCTCTGGGGCTTCCTCGTCGGAAGGAGCTTCTTGGATTTCTGCGAACTCATCATCACCTTGAATGGGTTCCTTGACATTTTAATGTTCAACTTGGGCTGCCTTTGTCTCTTGCCAGATCCTGGCAATCTCTGAGAATATCTGCGTCCTGTAAAGTTCGGGATTAGCCACCTTGATCTCAACATACTTCTCCTTCACGAAGATGTTGTAAGGAGAGGGAGCGCGCTTCTCCTTGGGGTTGCCGTCCTTGTCGAAACCCTTCTTGCGCTTAGGCTTTTCTGCCTTAGCTGCCTTTTCAGCAACCTTAGCATCCTTAACCTTCACCTTGTTATCCTTCCAAAACTGTTTACAATACTCGTCAACATCCTTCTTGGTGTTGAGAGCATCGGGTATGTTATTGATGTGAACCTTGAAAAGAGCGTTGGCGGTGGTCATTTGTTGCTTTGGGTTGCTTTGGGTTGCTTTGGTATAGATACTTGTTTTGTATTTCTTTGCGTCCAGTGGTTGTTTATGATGATTAATTATAAACAACAATTAGTCATTTTTTATTTTTTCTGGAACATTTTTATTCCAGACTTTGCAAAATACAGATTGTATAATTTTTATATTTGTACAAAACCTGATAAGCCAATATATACAAATAAATATCAACTCAAATCTACTAAAGAGAAGAACATAAACATTACTTACACAAGAAGTTTGTGTAAAAGAGTAATATATAAATAAAAAATGATTTTTGTATTTGTAATAATAATGATAACATGCCTTTTGAGTACGAGTGTGAAAAATATATTTGCGATACTGAAAGTATCAAAGAAACTGTTGAAAAATATGGTGTAGCAATAGCTCCTTTACTAGATAATAATGAATGTAATGAAATGATTGAAAATAAATGGAATTTACTCGAACACTTGACGAAACGATTTGAAATACCAATTGATAGAAATAATAAAGAAACTTATAAACAAATTCATGAATTATATCCAAATCATAAAATGTTACTACAACATTGGAAAGTTGGTCATTCTAAACTAGCATGGAATGTAAGACAAAATCCAAAAGTAATCAATGCTTTTAAGAAAATATGGAATACTGATAATTTAATTACAAGTTTTGATGGTATGAGTATTTATATATTAGATAAACCAACACGTGAATCAAAATCTTGGTATCATGTAGACCAAAGCTATACAAGAAATAGTTTTGAATGTATTCAAGGATGGATTAATGCATATGATACCAATGAAGGAGATGCTACATTAGTTATATTAGAAAATAGCAATAAATATCATGAAGAATTTCAAAAAGAATTCAATATAACTGATAAAAAAGATTGGTTTAAACTTCAAGATAAACAACAATATGATTTCTATATCAATAAAGGATGCTGTGAAGTTGCTATAAAATGCCCACGTGGATATGGTGTATTCTGGGATAGTAGAACACTACATTATGGAAATCCAGTACAAAAAAGCGCAAATGATGATTATAATTATAGATGTGTTGTATATATTTGTATGACACCTAGAATACAAGCAAAAGTAAAAGATTTAGAAAAAAGAAAAAAAGCTTTTTATGATCTTAGAATGACATCTCATTGGCCTCATAAACCAAAATTATTTCCAAAAAACCCACAAACTTACGGGAAAAAAATATTAGAAATAGCCGATATTGAAATGGAAACAGTTAAAGAATATATTACAGAAAACGGTTATAAACTAATTTAAGTTAATTTAAAAAATAAAAAATATTAACAATATATAACGAAAATGGTTAAATATTCATGCGAACGATGTGGAAAAGGATTTTCTCAAAAATCTCACTATGATTCTCATAATATACGCGAAACGCCTTGTGAAAATAATGCTGATAAAATTAAGGCTATTGTAGATAAAACAGTTGAAGAAAAATTAAAAGAATTAAATAATAAAAAATTGATTGTTGAAAATGAAGAAGTAAATGTTAATACAGAAGTTATGGATAATATAACTAATAATTCACCTTTAAGGTATCCTGGTGGAAAAACACGAGCATGTAAAAAATTAGAAACGATTATGAAAGAACATTTTAATATAAGTGATTTTGATAATTTAATATCGCCTTTCTTTGGTGGTGGTTCATTTGAGTTTTATATTCAAAATAATTATAAGTTAAAAATTATTGCGAATGATAAATTTACACCGCTTTATAACTTTTGGAATATTTGCAAAAATAACAAAGAAAAATTATGTGATGAACTTACTAAAAATATAAATATGATAGATAAAGAAGAATTTACGTATTTAAGGGAACAAATAATGGAAGAAAAAAATATACTGAACCAAAGTATTATGTATTTTATAATAAACCGCTGCTCTTTTAGTGGCGCAACATTATATGGAGGATTTTCTGTAGAAGCTTCTAAAAAAAGATTTACACAATCTTCAATTGAAAGAATTAAAAAATTGAATCTTAGAAAATTTAATATTTATAATCTTGATTTTGAAGATTTTATTAATACTAATCAAGATACTAAAAATATAATATTTCTGGACCCACCTTATTATTTAGAAAAAGCATCTACTTTATATGGAAATAATGGAGATATGCATGATACATTTGACCATAATAAATTATATAAATGTTTATCAACAAGGCAAAATTGGTTTATGACTTATAATAATTGCGAGTATATAAAAAAATTATATAAAGATTTTAAAATTATTGAAACAAGTTGGAGTTATGGAATGAATAAATCTAAGAAATCATCAGAAATTGTTATAATTTGCTAAAATTAAGATTTATAAATTAAAGATGTAGGTAGATTATTTACATCATCAAGAGTATATTTAGAATGATTAAGTTTAGTTATATCTTTTGGTTGGCAGGCAATAGTAACAGATAAACTACAAAATCCTTTTTTATTTTTTCGTGTATGTATTTTAGTTCGTATCCTAAGTTGTTGTTCTATATTAAATAAAGGAACATTAAAATCACATATGTCATTTCCTAAATGATATAATCCATATCCATTGTTAATTTGTATATAATTACACCCCTTAGCTTGATATAATTTGGATATATAATCAGAAGGAATATCAATATATCTATCATCCCACTTTTTTGTTTCTTTTTTCAATTCAACCCATTCTGCATGTGTTATTGATCTCTCCATAAATGGAGGTATTTCTCCATCATATAAATTTATCTCATTTATTAATTTATCAAACATTTCTCTACATTCATTGGGGTTTTTACCTTTTTTTGTTGCTTCCCAACATTTATTTTTTTTATTAGATTTTATACTACACTGCATCCAATCTGGTGTATTATATTTCTTTACCTCTATACCAATATCATTTTCTGTAATAAAATTACATTCAATATCATTTTTACTAGAAGAACCAGCTAATTCATATTCTTTTTGTGTATTAAATGGTTTATTATTAATATTACAATGCTTAATTACATTATGAATCGTTTTTTCATATTTACTTCCTTCCACAGAGCACTGAGAACCTTTTGTTTTTTTTTAAATCTGTCAATTCCTTTTTTCTTTGTTTCAATTCATATTGATAAAGTTCCTTATACTTTATTTTAATAATTTTTTTTGGTTTAGCTGTTTGTTCTACGACTTCTATTTGAACGGTAGTTTCTTCGGAAGACATATTGTGTTTTTTAAGTATAAAATAAGTATTTATTTTAAATCAATTTTTTTATACGTTTAGTATAAAAACTAAGTGTTAATATAGAAATTAATATTATCCCATTTGTGAATATTATTACGGGATAATTATAATTCTTTTTTTGTCATTTAAAATATATATATGATATGATAAATAACTAGCATAAGATAACCAAGCTATATAAGGAATTAATGCTAAAATCGCAAAGATATGTGTATATGGGTAATAATTTTTCTGCATTACAATCTGAACTAACGTCAATATTGCAAAAAATAAACTTAATATTATAATAATAAATCCATTCAATAATCCATTTTCGCTGAAAAAAGCTGGTATATATGAAAAATTAAATATTAATGCTAATATGGGTATTATCCAATATTTGGCATTTTTGAAAAATATTCTTTTACCACATTTAGATATTCCATATGGACTACAATCTCTATCATATAATGCATAACTATATATCAATCCTATCATTAGATATAAAATCGGCCACACTATACCAAATAAATAACCTGGTGGATAGAATTTTGGTTTAATTAAATTCTTATATTTATCTTCTTGCCATTTTTTACCATATATCGCACCAATAGACATGCCAATTATTAATGGTAAAAATACAATAGTATAATATATGATATTAACTAATAAATCTGTATTTTTGTTACTTTTATGTCTATAACAATAAATATCACTCACACAATCCATTATTGGAATATCTTTAATATCTAATATTATAATTATAAAAAATAAAATAGATATAATCAATATGAATTAATTTGTAAATATTTAAATAGAATTATTATTGGTTATTGTTGAAATCCTTCCAATCTTTATTTACTGTGCGGCGATTTTTATAAGCATAGCGACTATCCCTTGTCTTAGCAAGGTAGTTCTTATTGGTCTTAATATTGTCCCCACTATTTTTATCCTTGAAACTCCTTGGGATCTTGATAATATTATCAATATCTCCATGTTTTTCTACATAGTTGTTGAACATACGAGAGTTAATTTTGTAAGTGTCTGACATTATTCTATTAGAATGGTGTAATTATATATATTACTTACTATCAATTTTTATTTTTGTACTATTAAATTTTCATAAATTATTAATGTATCTTTAATATCAGTATTACATATTGGACAACAAAACTTTTTATTATTTATTTTAATATTAAATAAACAATTATCACAACAAGAGCGATGTCCACAAGGTATGATTGCCTTAATAATAGATTTATCAAATTTATCAAAACATATATTACATTCTAATTCAATAATTTTATCTACTTCTTTTAAAATACTTTCTTCAACAATTTTATTTTGTTTAAATTTTCCTAAAAGAAATTTAAAGCACATCGACATACTTTATATTATTTAAAATATAAAAATAAATATTAATCATTTTTTATATATCATATAATATATAATAAAGCTATTATTATATATAGTTCTTTGTTTTTTCTCCAATAATAACTGGGTCTATTTTAAATAATAGTTCTTTGATAAACCCAATAAATATCTTATTTTGTTCATTTTTTTCATAAGACATTACAAGAGTACATACACCATCTTGTTCTCCATCAATTTCATCAATCATATTAATTGCATACTTGATATACCATTCTTTGAGAAGAATATAATGAATATCAGCCAAGTCATTATACTTGCAGTTTTTAAATTTATTTAAATAATCTTTTATTTTACCATAATGCTGTATCTCCTTAATAAGAGATACAGGAGGTATGCAAATATATTTTGCACATTCGCGAAGAATATCATAGGGTAAAGCGTCAATCATCTCTGAACGATTCATCATAATGGATGTCATTATGTTATTTATATTAAATTACAAATTATTTATCAATTTTCAATTAAAATAGAACAATTATTAATTTAAAAGCATCTAATAATTCTAAAAAAGTATATACAAAAAAAGGAGGGACAAATCAAGTAGTTCTTGTGGATCAAATAAATACGATATATGTTATAATGAAAATAATGAAATAGCTACAAATAGAGGTAATTGTGGGTGTAGATGAATTCTGATAAAATTACTTTAAATATGTCATTTTTATTATTTTATCTTTAATATCTTTAATATCAAAACCATTTAATATTCCACCAAGAACAACTCGACCTTGACCGAAATATAAATCCTTCATATATTATATAAAGATAAAATTAATATCCGCCTCTTAAACGTAAAACCAAATGTAGAGTGGATTCTTTTTGAATATTGTAATCTGTCAATGTTCTACCTTCTTCAAGTTGTTTTCCCGCAAAAATTAAACGTTGTTGATCAGGTGGGATACCTTCTTTATCTTGAATTTTACTTTTAATCATATCAATAGTGTCAGAAGATTCTACGTCTAGTGTAATTGTTTTACCAGTTAATGTCTTAACAAAAATTTGCATATCTATTTATTTATATATAATGATATATTTTTTATATAATTATAATGGATGAAATTAATAAGTTATTTGATAACATGCTTGTAACGCGACCATGTAATATATGTAAATTACCAAATAATAATAAAAATAAAAACATATGTATTAGTTGTATAAAAATATTAACCCCACATTTTGCAAATTGCAATTGTATATATTGTAAATAATTTTATATTAATAATTTTTTATTTGATAATTCACTTGGATTCCAAGAAATATATACGATATTATTATTGGGGGCTGGTAGTATTTGAACAAATAATCCATTTTTTCTCAATGCTTCAACTACATAATCAATACAGTCCGATATTTTATAAAGAGGTTTACCATATATATAATATGGTATTTCATAAAATATATTCATTCCACCAATTGTAGCAGTATTTTTTATTTTTATATGACATGTTTCAATAATTTTATCAAAAGTAATATATTTAGCGCTATTTTTCTTTTCCTTTAAAGAATATAATTCGGATAAAGAAATTCTTGGAGGCATTTTTAATAAATATATATAATTTATTTAAATCTTTTTAACTTTAAATCCATACACAGAGATATAGACATAAACAACAATGCCCTATTACAAAAATCGCAATACATTATGCTTTCATACTTTTAAACATTTGGTTAAGATAATTGTTTAATTGAACTATCTTCAAGTTCATAGAATGGCACCATTTTATTATGATCCTCTTCAAAATTTACTAATTTAGTAGCCTTAGTTTTTTTTAAACCTTTATTAAATATACCATTGATAATGTCGTCATTTATAGCATAATTAAAATATTTAATATCACCCATTTTAAGTACATTTTCTTCTGCTAATTGCCTGGTATCAAAAAATTGGCTTACAATAGCAGTATTAGTACTATCAGCAGATATAACATCTATTAGATTAGGATTAATATATAATGGCGATTTATTGTCTTTTTGAGTTGCCGCACGGGGTTCTTCATCATTATATTTAGTTTCAACTTTATCTTCAAATACTAACATACCGTTTAAATATATTTTACACATAGAAAAATTCACCGATAGAATATTTGCACTATCAGCTATTTCTTTAATAATAATAGTAATCATAAACCATTTACTATCAAATGGTATATCCCATATACCTAATAAATTTTTATTCTTTTCTTCCCAGCTAGAATTTGCACGAAGTAAACTACATTTCCCATTACCATAATCGGTACCTCGTTGATAAGAATCAGGTGATAATATATTATTATAATCAAAAGCTAATTTAGAACCATTGTGATTAATACGTATTAAAGGATTTTTTGTTAATATTGTTGGAATTACAGTTTCATCAACTGTTCTTGCGGAACAATTATAATTATTAACATTATAATAAAAATGTTTTTCACCTTTTAGTAATAAGGCTATATCTTTTCTATCTTTATTATATGTATCTAATTTTTGTTTATCGACATATAACCAAAAGTTATAAGAATACTCAGCCCCCCCTGCTTGATTCATAGAAGGTTTAATTGGTAAATATGAATTATGAGATTTGTTAGAAGTATTATATTTCCATTCTTTATTTGTATTAAAATCAAAAACACCTTCTACAATATTGACTTCTTTCTTAATATCATTTTCACCATTAAACATATTATGTAATTCAATTAAATATATATTATAAGCGACATATCCCATTAATAATAATACAATTAATGAAATTATAATTTGTTGTACGGGGCTACCTTCCATTATTAGTTACTATCTATTTAAAATATGGAAATAAAAAATATAAAATGTTCATTTAACTTTGCAATTATACATCTGCTGCTTTTAATTTATACACAGGGTTTCTCAATCCATAAGCACCAACACCAAGAGATGCTAGTATACCATTTATAGGACCTTTATGGTATTCTTTATACATATCATTTTTATTTAAGTCATAATTAAAAACGGTAAACTTACTTAATAATCCTGAAAATCCGAATGGACCAGGGTCTCCAGAATCTGTACCACCTACTATTAAAGTCCCTTCACAATTAAGATTTAATTTATCTAATCTTAAATTTCCTTCCAATCCCGAATTTCTATCCAAGGTTTCATAAAAGTTACCATCTAAATATGATGTTATTGAACCACCACCTATATCATTTATCACGAAACCTACATGTACCCATCTTTGTATTGGTACATAATCAATAGTAAAACCTGTTGTAAAGGACGATCCATTTACCTGACAAGATCTAAAATCTTTAAGACCACTTGAAGAATTATAATTTTTATTTTTTAATGAAGAGCTGCAAAGAATCTCGTCGTCTGATTTTAGAGCAAATCTTATATGTAAACTATTTTTGTTATTGTCTAACATAATATAAGGGCTTGCATGTTGTGGAATTTTATTATCTTTTTCATTATCACTAATATGTGCTACATGCCTGTATTGTCCAGAATTATTATTTATATTAAATATATATATCCAGAAACAATATGATCTCTTATTGCCATTACCATTTACTAATTTTTGGGTGAATGGTAGTTCTGTTAATTGATTGCAAAATAATGGTACATCCGAACCAGGGATCAATATTTTTTGCTGATTTAAAACTGTATCAGTTACAATATTATAAATAATATAGCCTACAATCGATGCAATAACAAGTAGAATAATAGCCAAAAAAAGTACACTTGTATTATCACTTAGAGTTTCCACAATAGCATCTTTCGTTTCTTGGACAGATATATTACTAACAGCATTAGTTACGGAAGTTGCTGCCGAACTAACAGCCGAACCTGTATTTTTCACTAATTTATTTTCAGTTACTACATCGCTCGCACTTGAAAATGCTGATGAAACACTATCCTCAACATTATCTAAAACTACTTTGTCGTTTGTATTTTTTGGCTGTACGTCTCCCATATTTTTATTTTAATTATCTAATTAAAGGAAATAAATTTTCTGTTACATAAATTTATATGATAATTTGATATTTGATAGTGTGGGAAATTACTAGAATTATATGTGGCTTTAATATTTTTTTTTTGTAAGGACAAATAGCTTAATATCTTTGTAAAACTCCCCATACATGATATTGTACCCTTTTTATATTCAAATAATGATAAATAATAAATATATGAAGTAAATATGTTAATACATGCATCAATATTATTTTTAAACATATAATAATCATAATAACACATCATCTCCATGAAATTCTTATAATATTCGTTCTTTTTCTTATGAGTTCCTTTTCTATTTTCTAAATCTTTTATTAAGTTTTCATGAAATTTCAGTGGTATCATCCACGAATCCTTGCTAACAATTTTTTCTATTTTATCTCTATCAAAATAATTACTATATAAAAAACTTATATCCGTATAATCTTCTACGATTAACTGATGCAAAACATCTTTTGGATTTTCAATATCATTGA